TCTCTCTGCTGGCGCTGGTGGCCGTGCTCGTCCTGTTGCTACTGCGCAAATATACCCGGCTGGAGTTTGTTGGTCATGCCCGGCTGCTGCTTAAAACATGGTCCGTCCGCCTGGGCGCTGCCGGCGCGTTGGTCGGTGTATGGGCTCAATCATTCCCGGATGCTGCTCTTCATGCCTGGGCAATGCTGCCGCCGGAGATCAAAGGTATTTTGCCGCCCAACGTTGTGGCGATGATTAGCCCCGCACTGGTAGTTCTCGCCATTCTTTCTCAGTACGTCAGACAGCCAAAGCTGAAAGACAGGGGGGATGAGCAGCAGGAGTCGCAATGAGCCTTGAATTTATCAGCGGGCTGGTAGTCGTTCTGCTTGGCTTAATCGCTGGCGCGTTTGGGTTAGGTCACGCCCGCGGAACCAGTAAAGCAGAAGCGAAAGCCAGTCAGCAGCGTACCGAAGAGAATGCGGCCGCCAGCGTCGCCGCGGCAGAACGTAAGGCAGAAGTCACGAAAGAGGCCAGCAATGTACAGCAGACTGTTAGCCATATGCCTGATGACGATGTTGATCGGGAGCTGCGCGAAAAGTTTACCCGCCCCGGTGGTGGTTGATACCGCATGTAGTTGGGTGCGGATCATCTATCTGACTGATCACGATATTGACGTTCTCGACCGTCAGACCAAGCGCGACATTCTGGCGCACAACAAATCAGTGCTGGCGAACTGCCCGCAATCAACCGAAAAGGCTATGAAATGAGTGAAGCTAAACCGCAGGACGGCAGCACCGTAAAGGGCTACCGCACATTAACCACGGGCGACATTGAGCGTATGAACCGCCTTAAAGGCGTCAGCCGCCATTTCTGTAGTTTGCTTGATACCGAGCGAGGTGAATTGTTGGCTGTCCGTAATGGCCCGGCAATGTTAAGCGCTGAGCATGCTCGGGAGATTGATGAAGCTATGCGCAGCCTGTCTATCGCGCGCACCAAAATGCAGGAAGCGTGTATGTGGGCATGCCGTGCAGTTGCCCGGCCTGATGCAGATTGCTAATGCATTACAGAAGCTATTCAAAGTGAGTGGCTTCGATAATGTTCAGAATTCAGGGAAAACACCATGGCAAAACCGGACTGGGGCGAGCTTCAGCAACGGTTCCTGTCCGATCATGCCGCAACCGGCGTATCACCGAAGGATTGGTGTGAAGCGCAGGGACTGAATTACGCAACCGCCCGTCGATATATCAAGAAACCCACTGCGCAAACTGCGCAAAAACTTGCGCAGAAGAAATTGCGCACTGCGCAAAAGGAACAGTGCGCAGAAGAGCTGGTGGATGATGACGGCCTTACTGTTCAACAGCGTTTATTTGTCGCAGAGTACCTGAAGGATAACAACGCCACACAGGCCGCCATCCGTGCCGGGTACAGCAAAAAGACTGCTTACTCAATTGGTCAACGTCTGTTGAAGAAAGTTGAGATTGCGCAGGCCATTGCGCAGCAGCAGAAAGCATCCATTGAGCGTACGCTCGGCAGCGCTGACGAAGTGCTTGAGAAGATGTGGCGCCTGGCCACCTTCGACGCCAACCAGATATCGCAACATCGCCGCGGTTGTTGCCGTCACTGCTGGGGCTTCGGTCACCAGTACCAATGGCGTGATGCCGTGGAGTACGAAGAGAAGCGACTCGAAGCGCTTGAGCGCAAACGTCGCGAGCCTGTTGATGTTGGCGGTTATGGCTATAACCATACACTCGATCCTAATCCAGATTGCCCGCGCTGTAATGGCGAAGGAGTGAGCCGCGTAGTGCTGCAAGACTCGACAAAATTGGATGATGCGGCCGCACTGGCTTATTCCGGCGTGAAGGTCGGCAAGGCCGGTATCGAAATAACCTCAATCAGCCGTGAACGGATGTTTGAGGCTGTCGCTAAGCGTCTGGGCCTGGCTGATGCGGAGAATGCGCAGCGCATCCAGCAGGTGGAGATTGAGCGCCGCCAACTGGAAGTAGACAAAATCCGCAAACAACTTGAACCTCCTGAGAAAAAAGAGGGGGAGGTTGTCGATCTCAACGTGCTTGCGCGTCGCCTGGCGTTTGCCCTGACTAAAGCGATGAAATGATATGAGCGGGATTTCTTTTGATGAAGTTCTCGAACGCCTGAAGTCTCTTACCCCTGAAGAATTGAAGGCTGTCGAGCATGATGTAATGGCCGCGACAAAAGATATGCTCTGGGTGCCGAATCCTGGCCCTCAGACTGACGCTTATTACTGTGATGCCGATGAACTGTTTTACGGCGGACAGGCGGGCGGTGGTAAATCTGCGCTGATAAACGGCCTGGCTGTCACAAGCCACGAGCGATCACTCATCTTGCGACGTATCCGCGAAGATGCCAAGAAACTGGCCGAGTCTGAACTTATCGGTAAGTTGTTCGACGGCGGTCGTGATGGGTGGAATGGTTCTGATCTGGTCTGGAGGAATGGCAAGCAGCTAATCCAGTACGGCGGCTGTGAACAGGAAGAGGACAAGCAGCGCTATAAAGGTGATCCTCACGATTTAATTTGTTTCGATGAGGTGACTGACTTCCTCGAAACTCAGTACGAGTTCATCACGATCTGGAACCGTTCCACGACTCCGGGGCAAAAATGCCGGGTTGTGGCTACTGGTAACCCACCAACCAGCGCTACAGGGCTATGGGTTATTCGGCGGTGGGGGGCATGGCTTGATCCATCGCATCCTAACCCCGCGAAACCCGGCGAACTTCGCTGGTATCTTCGAAATGAAGTCGGCGAAGAAATGGAGGTTGAAGGCCGGGGGCCGCATTTGATCGGTGGTTTCATGGTTGAGGCTAAGTCGAGAACATTCATCCCGGCAAAGTTAAGCGACAATCCAGATCTGGCTGCTGATGGCGAATATGCCCGTATCCTTAACAACCTTCCAAAAGAATTACGGGATGCATACCGCGATGGGCAGTTCCGGGCATCGCTTCAGGATGAACCCAACCAATGCATCCCCACAGCCTGGGTGCAGGCGGCAATGTCTCGCTGGACGGCACAACCTCCCGCGGGCGTTCCAATGTGTGCCATTGGCGTGGACGTTGCGCAGGGTGGTTCTGACAACACGGTGATATCTCCCCGCCATGACGGCTGGTTTGCTGAATTGCTCACAGTTCCGGGGAAAGAGACTCCCGGAGGAACTGATGTTGCTGGTCTGGTTATCTCCAAGCGCCGTGATGGCGCCAAATGCATTGTTGATATTGGCGGCGGCTGGGGTGGTGACGCCTATGCCCACTTGCGTGAAAACGGCGTTGATGCTGTTTCGTACATGGGGATCAAGGATTCCGTCAGACGTACACATGATGGCCTGCTGAAGTTCAGAAATATTCGAACCGAGGCTTACTGGAAACTACGTGAGGCATTGAATCCTGACCAGCCAGGCGGCTCAACAATCTGCCTCCCAAACGATCCAACATTACTCTCTGACCTTACCGCACCCACCTATGAGGTTAAGCGTGGCGGGAATGGCGGCGGCGTCATTCATCTTGAGTCGAAAGAAAATCTCGTTAAGCGCCTTGGACGTTCTCCTGACCGGGGCGACGCCGTGGTTATGAGTTGGTTTGATGGTGAAAGGCAGGCGAATGTTCGCGGCGGCTACCGGGCACGGAATGCGCCGCCGAAAGTTAATCTCGGACACTCCAACCAGAAAAGGAGACGATAAATGAGTAAAGCAACAGACGCTATCGGAAGTGTTGTCGGTAGTATTTTAGGAACCAAGAGCGGCGGCGTAACTGTTGAAAGTGAAGACCAGACAGCGGCACCGACTGAAGATACCGACGCCGTAAAGGCTGCGCGACGTCGCAGCATGATTCAGAGTCAGCAGCGCAGCGGTCGAAGTAGCACAATTCTCACCGGCAGCAGCAATAACAAACTGGGTGGATGATGGACAGCAGAGCACAGCAACTGATAAAGAACGGCGATCACTTGTTCAGCAAGAAATCCTCTCTGCTGTCGCTCTGGCAGGAAATCGCCGATAACTTTTATCCTGAGCGCGCTGACTTCACTATCTGCCGTTCGCTGGGTAATGAGTTCGCGGATCATCTAATGACCAGCTACCCCGTACTGGCGCGTCGTGACCTGGGAGATTCCTTTGGCTCAATGCTGAGGCGTGATAAGTGGTTCAATCTGAATATTCAGGGCAGTGAACCCGACCACCAGGCAAAAGTCTGGCTGCAATGGGCCAGAGATGTTCAGTATCGGGCAATGTATGCGAGAGGAACTCAACTGGTCAGGGCCACCAAAGAGGGCGATCACGACTTCTCAGCATTCGGCCAGTGTGCGATCAGCGTTGAACTTAACAGACATGCTAATGGCCTGCTGTATCGCTGCTGGCATCTCCGGGACGTGGCGTGGGCAGAAAACGCGGACGGCGAGATCGACACCATTCACCGAAAGTGGAAGCCCACAGCGACCCAGTTGAAGCAGCTTTTCGGCAATAAAATCAGTCAGCAGGTCAAAAATCATCTGGAGAAAGACCCGTACAAAGAGGTCAATTGCCGACATATTGTTGTTCCGTCTGAACAATACGAGATGGGGAAAAGCCGTGCGCCGTACACGTCGGTTTATATTGATGTTGATAATCAGCATGTGATGGAAGAAACGCCGGTAATGAACCGGATTTACTGTATCCCTCGATGGCAAACAGTATCTGGTTCTCAGTATGCTTACTCTCCGGCCACTATCGTGGCTTTGCCGGATGCGCGCCTGATTCAGTCAATCACTCGTGTCCTTCTCGAAGCTGGCGAAAAGGCCGTTGACCCGCCGCTGGTGGCGAATAAGTCCGTATTCCGCGATGACTTTAACCTGATGGCAGGTGGTATCACCTGGGCAGACCTTGAGGCGGATCAGGACATCAGGCAAGTTATCGGCGAGTTTACGAAGTCAACGCAACTTCCTGCCGGCATGAACATCCGCAATGATGTCCAGGCAATGATTCATCAGGCGTTTTATCTCAACACCCTGACATTGCCGCAGATGTCTGGCATGACGGCGTATGAGGTCAGCCAGCGGGTGCAAGAGTACATTCGTCAGGCGCTGCCGCTGTTCTCTCCGGTAGAGCAGGAGTACAACGGCGAGCTCTGCGATATGACGTTTAACCTGCTGATGCAATCCGGTGCGTTCGGTTCCCGCTATGACATTCCCGAATCACTTCAGGGGCAGGATGTGCAGTTCTCCTTCGAGAGCCCACTCCAGTCTGCTATCGGGCAGGAGAAGCAAGGCAAACTGCAGGTAACCGCCGAGATGCTTGGGATTGCGAGAAACATTGATCCTTCTGTCGATGCTGACGTTGATATTCGTACAGCGTTTAGGGACGCAATGGATGGTTCAGGTGTACCGGCCAAGTGGCTGCGCAGTGAAGACGATGCCAACCAGCTGCTTCAGCAGCGTGCTCAACAGCAGCAAAGCGCAGCGGAAATGCAGCAGGTATCTCAGGGGGCGGAAACGCTGCAAAACGTGGCTGATGCCGCTCAGTCCTTCAGGGAGGCAGCCGCATGAGCATAAAAGCTCCTGAACCTTATTTGCCGTATCCGTGGGGTGACAACATCCCCTTCGTTTACGCGATAAAGGCGCTAAACAAAGGCGAGGCCACGCCAGAGCAACAAAAGTTAATTCTGCATGAGCTTATGAATCTGACCGGGTATTACGACCTGAGTTACAGGCCAGATAGCGATCGCGACACGGCATTTGCTGAGGGTAAGCGATTCGTCGGGGCTCAAGTGGTGAAGATGAATAATCTTTCGTCGAAGGAAGTTGAAGAGGCGAAAGCCAAACGGAAACAAAAATAACCCGCTTCGTGCGGGTTTTTTATTGAGGAATTCCAATGCTATTCCGCAACATGTTCTTAAAATACTACGCCCCAGATGATGGAAACGGTGACCCCGGCGCTCCCGCTGGTGGTAGTCCGGAGGGGGAGGAACCGCCTGAAAGTGGTCAGCAAGGCGAACAGGGTAAGCCTAACCCCAACCCTAATCCGCTAAATACAGATGATCCACCGCCGCCAGCGGTACCACAAAAGTTTCCTGATAACTGGCGCGATCAGCTTGCTGGTGATGATGCGAAATATCGTAAGCAGCTGGAACGCTATGCTTCACCTGAAGCGCTGGCGAAAGCTCACCGTGAACTGCAATCCAAGATGAGCTCTGGTGAATTCCGCGCTGCTAAGCTGCCGGAAAATCCGACCGATGAAGAGCTGACTCAATGGCGAAAAGATAACGGTGTGCCAGAAAACGCCGATGATTACCTGGCTGATTTGCCGTCAGGCATTGTGCTGGGTGATGAAGATAAAGAGCGCGTATCGTCCTTCCTCGAAGCGATGCACGGCAAGAACGTTTCGAAAGAACATGTGCAGGCCGCCATTGAGTGGAACCAGCAGATGGTCGAGCAAGAGATGCAGGCCCGCTATGAGCGCAATGTTGAAGCCCAACAGAAGACGGAAGATGCATTGCGCCAGGAGTGGGGGCCGGAATACCGCCGAAATATCAACCTGATTAACGGCATGCTGGATGGTCTGTCGAAGGATGCGAAGGATTTGTTCCTTGGCGCACAGACCGGAGACGGAGTCAGCATTTTCAATAATCCTGACGTGGCGAAATGGCTGGTTGATGTCGCCCGCGCGGTAAACCCGGTGGCAACAGTGGTTCCGGGTGCCAGCAATCCACAGGCGATCACCGACGAAATTGCAACTCTCGAAAAACGCATGCGTGACGATTATGAGGGTTGGTTCAAAGATGAAGCATCTCAGACCCGCCTGCGTCAACTTTACGAAGCTCAGGAACGCCTGGGCTAATCCCTTTCAGTAGTAACCGCGCAGCACGACCCCTTTCACAGATAACCGGCCCCTCTTAACAGAGGACACCCCGCTATTGTCTGCCGGAATGGATACCTCGTCGGAGCGGCAATAAAACAATCCGATGGAGACAATTTATGTCTGATACCGCTTTTCAAAAACAGTACCGGCAGGAGTTCATCGCCGGTTTCGAGTTCGGCCAGTCCATGCTGCGCAGCACGGTTGTAACCGAATCCGTGGTTAAAGGTAACGAAGCAACATTCCTTGTTGCTGATACCGGTGGCGCGGAAGCAGTTACCCGTGGCGTTAACGGGATGATCCCTGCACGTGCTGACAACCTGACGCAGAAACCTGCAATTCTGACCGAATGGCACGATAAACCTCGCCGCACCCGATTCAATATTTTTGGCTCTCAGGGCGACGGCCGCCGCATCATGCAGCAGGGTACCATTAAGGTGATGAACCGCAAGATTGACGACGTCATTCTGGCGAACCTGAACACTGCGACCCAGACCATTAACGTGACTGGTTCCGCAGCTGATTCACGCATGGTTGCAGTAACCAAAGCGATCGCGGTGCTCGGCAATAACGATGTGGATGTCGAAGAAGAAAGTAACATGTTCGGTGTTATGTCTCCGGCATTTCGCGCTTTCCTTTACCAGAACAACCAGTTCACCAGCGCCGATTACGTGGATGTGAAGCCATTTAACGGCCCTGTGCGCAAAATGCTGCGCTGGGCTGGTGTTAACTGGGTAGTGCATTCGCGTGTTCCTGGCGTTGGCACGGCGAACGAACACCTTTTCGTCTACCACCGCAACTCCATTGGTCACGCTGTCAACAGCGGGGATATGGACGTAAAAGCCGGTTATAACGAAGAAGATGATTACTACTGGGCGCGTACTTCCATGTTCATGGGCGGTTCGCTACTCCAGCCAAATGGTGTTGTGGTGCTGAATCATGACGGTTCTTCAATGGTTGCTGATGCATAAGGGGGAATAAATGGCTTACGCAACAACCAACCCACCGGCTTTACTTCAGGATCGTATCGGCGGCGGTGGTGCTGCCTGGTCTTACTCTTCATCGGACCTCATTGCAGCCGTTACGGCTGCCAACTACATCACCAACGGCAAAGCTCTTGGCATGAAAGTTGGCGATGCAGTAGTGGTTTATAACACCACATTACCGATGTCTTATTCTGCATTTGTTTCGGCTGTAACGGCATCCGGCGCAACGCTGAAGCTGGCTACTGCCACAGCATCGGCGTAATAACACTTCAGCCCTCATTGCGAGGGCTTTTCTTTCAGTGAGGTAAGAATGGCGCACCATATTATTCCTTCCCGGCTAAAACTTGCCGAGCATGCCCGCAATACGTTTCGCATTGTTGCCGAAGAAGGACAGAATATTGACCTGTTCAGACAACCAGCCGCCTGGGCGCATATCGCTTACCAGCTAAAAGCTGGCGACAAAATAGAAGTCTTCGCAGTCGATCGCACCTGGTACGCCGAAGGTGTTGTGACATCAGTGAAGCAACTCGCAGCAAAAGTTGAATTCTTCATTCATCAGCAATTCGGCGAGATTGAGCCCGAAACTAAAGAAGACGGAAAACCGTATTTTGTGAAGTTTCGAGGACAGGCTAAGTGGTCTGTAATCCGTAGGGAAGACGGAGAAGTGATGGAAGGAAATATCCAGACCAAAGAAGAAGCTTTATCCAGAATGGAATTGCTGATTAAAGAGGTGTGATGATGTCCGTTGACCCGAACATTCGACTGGCAATCTACAACGATGCCCTGATCCTGTCGGGTGAGCGGGTGTTGTTTTCACTGGAAGAAAACCGGGAACCCCGCCGCCTGCTCGATGTCGTCTGGGAGGGCGCGCTAAGGTTTTGCCTCGAACAGGGCCAGTGGAATTTTGCTGTAAGAGCTGAGCGTCTGGATTACTCCCCGTCAGTAGAACCGCCGTTTGGTTACATCAGGGCATTTGATAAGCCTGAAGACTGGATCAGGACGTGCTCTGTTGCTTCTGACCCTTATTTCAATAACACCATACTCGACTATACAGACGAGGCGGCATTCTGGTTCTGTAACTATGACGAGATCTACATCCGCTACGTTTCGGATAGTGAGTTCTATGGTAATAACGGTTCAGCCTGGCCGGAAACGTACCGCATGTTTATTGCGGCGCATCTGGCGAAACTCGTTTCACCTCGCCTGAAAAATGGCTCAGATGCTCAGACTATTGAGTACGAGTATAAAACCAGAAAACGCGATGCTCTCACCAAGGATGCCCTACAGGATCCGACTAAGCGCGTTCCTGCCGGCGCATTTGTTACTTCCCGCAGGGGGCAGCGCAGCCGGTTTTCCCGATAGGAAAAATCATGCCACGTAATAACGTTCCGCTTCTCGCTTTTAACCGTGGGATTATCTCGCCTCTGGCGCTGGCCCGCACCGACATTGAGCGGCTGGCGCTGTCGGCGGAGGTCCAGACTAACTGGATGCCTCGACTGCTTGGCTCCATGATGCTCCGGCCAGGACTGGGATATATCGGGCAGACCCTCGACAATAAGCGATCCCGGTTTATTCCGTTTGTGTTCGCGACTGATGATACGGCTCTCATTGAACTTACTGACGGCAAAATGCGTGTGTGGGTTGATGATGCCCTGATATCTCGCGATGCGGTGTCATCTGCAATTATCAATGGCGATTTCGTGTCTGATCTCTCCGGCTGGACGGATGCCGATGAGTCTGATTCCTCCTCTGAGTGGACTGATGCAGGCATGCAGTTAACCGGCAACAGTTCCACATCAGCAATTCGTTGGCAGCAGGTCAGTGTGTCCGCCTCCGATCAGGATGTGCAGCATGCTATTCGCGTCAGCATCGCTCGCGGGCCGGTAACTATAATGATCGGCTCAAGCCAGGGTGAGGATGACTATATCGCTGAAACTACTTTGCTGGAGGGCGTCAGCTCATTGTCGTTCACTCCCGCCGGCGACTTTTACATTCAGTTTGAAAGTGCTGAGACGTTCCCGGTTATCGTTGGTTCTGTGGCAGTTGAAAGCGGTGGTGTTATGGTTCTGGATACCCCGTGGAGAGATAGCGATCTGGATTTAGTCCAGGTAGCACAAAGCGCCGATGTGTTGTTTGTTGCGTGTAGTGGCATACAGCAGAGGCGTATTGAGCGGCGTGATAACGGTTCGTGGTCTGTCGTTAAGTATTATTCGAACGATGGCCCGTACAATGTGATGAACGTTTCTCCCACGACGCTCACGCCCGGCGCCAGAACGGGATTGATTAATCTTACGGCGTCCGCCAGCCTGTTTCGTTCCGGACATGTTGGTGCACTATTCCGTTTGACCTCAAGCGGACAAACTGTATCGTCAGCAATCAACGGTGAGTCTCAGTTTACCGGGTATGTGAAGGTGACCGGGATTGATGACTCGCGCAAGTTTACGGTCAGTATTGCTAACGTCGATCCCGCGACGCCGTGGTCAGGGACCGTGACGCTTCAACGTTCTGTAAGTGAGCCGGGTGCCTGGACTGATGTTAAGACGTGGACCGGTGAAACGTCAGAAACCTACGACGACGGGCTGGACAATAATACTATCTACTATCGGATCGGTGTCGCGGCGGGCGACTGGGAAACCAGTTCCGGCTCCGTGCAGGTCTCGCTTGAGTATTCTGGCGGCAGCCTTACGGGAACAATGCGGATAACTGCTGTTAATTCCAGGACGTCGGCAACCGGGATTGTCCTTTCTGATCTAGGCGGAACATCTGCTACTGCTGACTGGTATGAAGGGGCCTTCTCTGCGAAAAACGGATTCCCCGGCGCGGTGGCCATCTTTGAGGGGCGGTTGTGGTGGGCTGGTGGTGACCGTATCTATGGCAGTTACTCTGATGCCTATGATTCATTTGACGATGGTAATAATTCAGAAGATAAAGTCGCCGGCGATGCGAGCGCGATTAATTACAGTATCGGTTCGGGTCCCGTCGATAAGGTCAACTGGCTGTTGCCGCTGCTCCGCTTAATTGCAGGCACTCAGGGCAGTGAGGCATCAATTCAGTCGTCCTCTTATGGTGAAGTGGTAACGCCTGATAACTTCCATATCAAGTATCCTTCCACGCGGGGAAGTACGCATGCCGGTGCTGTAGTCCTGGATAACCGCGGCATCTTCATCCACCGCAGCGGACGCCGGGTGTATGAACTCAACTACACTAGTGATTACTACGACTACGCCAGCACAGACCTTACCGACCTGTGGCCGGAATGCGGAAATTCCCCCATTGTCCGCATCGCGTCGCAACGCCTTCCTGATGATCGCATTCACTGTGTGCGGGAAAACGGCACAGTCGCTGTCCTGGTCCGAGACCCGGCAGAAGACCTCAAAGCGTGGGTTGTTGTGGAAACCGATGGCACCGTTGAGGATGTAGTCACATTGCCAGGCGATGAAGAGGACCGGGTTTATTACGTCGTTAACAGGAACGGTATTCGGTGCCTGGAGCGGTGGGCTAAAGAGTCCGAGTGTATTGGCGGGAGCCTGAATAAACAGGCTGACTCCTTCATCACAAGATCCGGAAGCGCCAGAGACACTCTTTCCGGGCTTAACCATATCGAGGGTAAAGCGGTAGTGGTATGGGCCGACGGCAAAGATATCGGTACGCGAACGGTAAGCAGTGGTGCTATATCGCTTGGGGCTTCATACAGCAACGTTATCGCGGGATTGGGTTATATCGCGAAGTACAAAAGCTCAAAGCTTGCCTACGCTGCCGGGATGGGCACCGCACTGGCGCAGCGTAAACGCGTGGACCATCTTGCGTTAATCATGCGCAACACCCACTACCGCGGAATGACCTACGGACCTGACTTCGACATTCAGGACGATTTGCCTGCTGAAGAGTTTGCTAATCCCACCTCAAGTAACACGGTGTGGGAATCGTATGACCGGGATTCATTTGAGTTTGATGGTTCTTGGGATACCGATTCCCGGATCTGTCTTGTCGCCGCCGCCCCACGCCCTGTTACCGTTCTGGCGGCAATAGTGAGTCTGACAACGCATGATAAGTGAAATTAAAACAGCTTCAATGGCTGATGTAATTGAGTGGTTTGGACAGGTTCCGGGGACTATGAAGGCAGTGCAACTGCTGGTTAATGGTACCCCTGTCGCTATCGGCGGAATGATGCGCAAAGAAGGGTTCAATATGGCATTTATGGACATGAAGCCAGAAGCCAAAATCGTGCCTTTTTCTCTGTGGAAGGGTTCACTCAAAGCAATGAAGGAAATTATTGCAGAAAGTCGAATACCCGTTTATGCACGCGTCAGTGATTCATTAGAGACCGCACCAGCTTTTCTGAAAAGGCTGGGATTTGTTCCAGTTGAAGGTAATGAAAAGGTAATGGTATGGCAGATCCATTTTCCGCAGGAATAACGGGGTTAAGCTCAATTTTAGGCGGCGGTGCTGCGGCCACCACTGGGACCGCTGCAGCCACAGGCGCAGCTGCAACTTCCGGAGCTGGCGCAGCAACCACAGGCTCTGGGTTGATGTCCTCGATTGCTGGTGCCGGAACCATGAAAAATCTCGCTGGAGGTGCTTCATTGCTCGGCGGAATTCTTGGTGTTGGTGGGGCATCTAGTGAAGCAAAACAGCAATCAGCGCAGTTACGACAGCAGGCAGGGCAGCTCCGAACGCAGGCTAGCAACGTCAATGCTTCGGCGCAACTGGAGGCAAGAGCTGAAACTAATAAGGCGCGACAGGCAGAATCAACATCACTGGCGAATGCGGCAGCTTCTGGTGCAAATGCCAATAGCGTGTCAGCTATCAATAACCGCGCTGACATCGCGCAGCAGGGTGAGCTGAATAACCTGACCACTCTCTGGAATGGTGAGCAGCAGGCTAATCAGTTAAAAAATCAGGCTAACGCCCTGGATGCGCAGGCCAAATCGACTAAAAAAGCCGGCGTTTTGGGCTCGCTTACTTCCATTCTTGGCGCTGGAACATCTCTCTATAAAATTTACGGATAAAAAATATGCCTCGTTTACCATCTGCTAACGATCTCGGCAGGGTTTCCCTGCGCCCGGCGACCGGTGTTGCCAGTCCTGATCTCTCTGCACCATTTCGTGCCGCGCAGCAGCTGGGAAATCAGGTAACGCAAATTGCTGGCGAGGTTGCTGATGACCAGAACCGGCTGGATTTTGGTAAAGCGCAAACTGCGTGGTTGCAGGGGCAGGCTAACACTCATGCTGCCTTTGAGAAAGATAACGACTATGCAACTATGCAGGATCGTTATGGCCAGCAGATGCAGAAGGTTACGGAAAGTTCAGCATCCGGGATTACCAGTGGACGCATGCGTCAGGAGTTTGATAACTGGGTAAACCAACAGAACATCCGTGGCGGTGAGCAAATCCGATCTCTGGCGTGGAGTAAGGAGAAAGACGCCAGCATTGCCGGGCTTAATCAGTCGCTGGAGACCAGCCGGTCTACTTATCTGACATCGTCCGACCCGGCAACCCGTCAGCAAATTCTTGATGCCACGAACAATATGATTCAGGGCGCCGCCAGTAAGGGGTATATAGACCAGACGCAAGCCCAGCAACTTGGGCAGCGGTGGATCACCGATGCTGCTACCGGTTCCCTGAAAATGATGCAGCCAGAGCAGCGTCTTTCCGCATTACAGAATCCGACCGGCATTGTGTCTTTTCTTCCGCCAGATCAGCGGCAGGCAATGATTAAAGACGCGTCATATGAGGCGTTAAACACCAGGCTTGGGCAACAGCAATTGCAGATGTATACCGGCGATGCTGGTATGAATGTGCTGGCTGTGCCCCAGGCCACTTTGCTGCAGGCCGTGTACCAGCAGGAAAGCGGTAATCGTCATCGTAATGCTGACGGTAGCCTGGTTACGTCACCAGCGGGGGCACAGGGCGCCGGGCAGATAATGCCCCCCACGGGTAAAGATCCGGGATTTGGTGTTAAACCACTTCAGGACGACAGCGAACAGGAAAACCGCCGGTTTACTGGTGATTACCTCAATGCAATGCTCAAACGCTATAGTGGGAACCAGATCCTAGCTCTTGCCGCTTACAATGCTGGCCCTGGTAAAGTCGACGACTGGTTGAAACAGATTGGCGATCCACGTACGGGCCAGGTGAGTAATGAGCAATTTGCGGCATCTATTCCATTCAATGAGACGCGTAACTATGTTTACTCCATTTCGGCGAACGCTCAGCGTATGGGAAATGTCCGTTCCGTCATAGATTCGCAGGAATTCAAAAATCTGGACGGGCAGCAGCAGGCTCAGATAGCGTCACGCACAGTACAAATCCAGGATCAGGTTGATTCAGCATATCGCGTCAATATTCAGCAGCGCATAACTGACGATGCTGCACGCGCGCAATCAGGACTCAATATTGAGAATCCTGTGACCGAAGCTGAGTTCATCCGTTCGATCCCTTCTTCTGCAACACCGGGAGAGCGTGCACAGTTTTATCAGCAATGGAACCGTTACAAAGATACGCTGGCGCTTCAGCCGGTAAATAACTTTGTGATGCAGAATTCTGCCGTCGATGGACTGGCCGCCGTTCAGGCGCTGAAACCTGCCGATAACGCAGCTGATTTACAGTTTAAAAAACAGCAATATGCGCAGGCCCAACAGAACTATCAACGCATCATGGATGCCCGTGAAGCAGATCCAGGTGGTTGGCTGGTTCAGAATGATGAGACGACCCAAAAAGCATTCGCGGCTTATACCGATAACCCTGATTTAATGGGCGACTATGTAAAAAATGTCATTATCCAAAAGAAACGGCTCGGAATTAAAAGTGATGCTGTGATACCAAAAGTTCAGGCCGATGCTTTATCTCAGGCTCTATTACAGTCAACACCAGATAACCAATCAAAACTGTTGGACGCCATTCATAAAGGTACTGGCGGTGGTGCACCTTACATGGCCACACTCAAACAAATAGCGGTAAATGCGCCCTCTGCGGCGGTTGCCGGCGTCCTGATGGATAAGCCTTCGTCGTTAATTGCTCAGGAGAACTGGATCAATCCTGATATCACGATTTCACCTTCGCAAGCGTCAAAAACCATTCTCGCGGGTTCTGCTGCACGAAAAGGGACTAAAGACGCAAAAGGGATGTCGATGCCCAAGGAAAACGATATGCGGCTTGAGTTCTCAAACTCCGTGCAGGATGCGTTTGCCGGTGACGCTCAGGGAGCCGCAATGGCATATGAGGTGGCAAAGGATTACTACGCGGGAATAATGGCCCAGAAGGGGGATTACTCCGGTGTTCTGGATAATGATGTCTGGAAGCAGGCCGTTAATGTGTCAACTGGCGGTGTTCATGACTATAACGGTATGGGGTATGTTCTGCTACCGTGGGGAATGTCGGCAGAACAGTTTGATAAACAAGTCGATCAGGCGTGGCAAACACAGGTCACAGGTGCAGGAGTCAAAGCTCCACCGGGACAATACGGCCTGCAAAGTTACGGTGACAGCCAGTATCTGGTTAAGCTCGGTGCAGGGTATCTGCTTAAATCTGATGGCTCTCCGGTAATACTGGATCTGACTCAGCAGCGTCAGCGCTTTATAGAGGGCATACCGCAATGAGTTATTTCGGGCTAAATCAGTCGAATCAAAACCAACTGTCAGAAACAGCGGCATCCAGTCCCATTGGCTTAAAAAGTGATGTCGGTTTTTTCGATAATGCTGTGGGTGCCGGTGTATCGGGTTTGTATTCTGGCCTTGTGGCCAAACCGGATCAGTTGCTTTGGGCGGGGATGGATAAAGTTGTTTCCCCTCTGTCCCGGTTTATTAATGAAAATACACCCGTACGGGATTCTTCTGAAGAATACATCGCCGAGCAGAGGAGGCTGGCAACACAGCAGGTTAAGCGTCTGACTCCCGATGCCGGTACAACCGGACCCGCGGGTCAGATTCTGTTTGGTCTTTTTGATATGGGTGGCCAGGCTGTAGCTGGCACCGCAATCGGGGGGCCGATGGGCGGTGCGGCGGCGGTTACGTCACTGCAGGGCTTTTCTGAGTTTGAACGTCTTAGGTCGGAAGGCGTGGATTTATCAACGGCGCAGGATGTCGCGTTGATTCACGGTATAACGACCGGCGCCGGTACACTGATCCCCATGAGTCTCGGTCTTCGTGCGGGTGGCGCGCTGGCGGAAGGTGTTGGCGCGCAGATATCCAGAACGGGCGAGAATGCGTTACTCAATGCCAGTGCAGCCGTAGCGCGTGCTGCGCCTGACGTAGCGTATGCTGCGGGTACTAACCTTGCGTTTGGTATGGCGCTACGCGGAATGACGGCAGAAACCCTGCGCAACGCCGGTTACGATGATATGGCCGGTCAGTACGATGTTTTTGACCGCCAGGCAATGGCGATTGATGCAGTGCTCGGCGTTGCGTTCGGCGGTCTTGGCCGCTTTGTTAACTCCCGCGGCGAGAATGTTCGTGCGCCGGAGTTTGCTCCGTCCGATGTCGATGCGGCGCTGGCGGCTAATGCAGCCCACCATGCAGAAATCGATATTGCTCCCGGAGTACCGGTCAACGTTCTGTCACGAGATGCACACGCCCAGGCATTACAGCAGGCAATGCGCAATGTCAGCGAAGGTAATCCCGTCGATGTGGCCAGCATTGTCGACCCGGCAGTATTCAGCGAGATACCCGGGCGCCGCAGCCTGATTGCGCAGTCTCTGGATGAGGTACTTTTTAATGCGGAGGAAGGAACCGCAGCCCGTGCGGCAGATACGCGCCGGCTTGAAGAGCAGGCAGCGCAGTTGCTACCTCGCGGCGAACGTCAGGTTTACCAGTCTGAAGTGGCTAACAGCCAGCGCCTTATTGATAACCTGACTGAGCAGCGCAATCAGATCCTATCCGAGGAATCCGCGGGTAATGGCAAAGTGCTGGCACGTGCGAGAGCCGAGAAGCAGGGACGTCTGCGAGACCTTGACCAGCGAATCACAGAGGCGCAGGGGCGTCTTGAGTTTTCGCGTAATATTCTGGCGCCCCATGAACCCGGCGGACAATTCTATGAGGCGCGCGCTGAACTTTCCCGCAGACAGCAGGCAGAAAGCGATCTGAATGCGCAGGCGCTCTCATATTACAAAACGGCCGAAGTGCGCAGCGCTGATGAAGCTGCGCCACCCGATACCGCTACTCATGTCCGTAATAGCGACCAACGGCGCACACAGAGCGAAAGCGAAACGGGCGACATTGATGTGAAAGCTGCTGAGGAATCGCTGACCACCGCCCCCGACATGATGATCACCACGCTGGATGACGAAGGTAACCCTCAGTCTCGCCCTGCTCGTGAATTGCTTGACGAGGCGAATCGTGAAAATGAACAGGCTATTCAGGATTCCGGCCTTTTTGATGTCGCAGTTGCATGTTTCTTGAGGGGATAATTTATGCGTCAGGAATGCATTCAGGCAGTACAAAAGGCAGCGCAGCGCACTCTGAGCGCTCGTGAAATTCAGAATATTGAAGACCGTATCTACAGAAACATGCGATCGCTCGCGCGTAACGACCCTGCGTCGTGGCGGATGCTATCCGAAGCCGAACGTCTGCGCAGGGCCGGGCAACTTGCCGCCGATGAGTTAAAGCAAGAGGCGGCGTTAAAGAAACGTCGCGTTGCCTTAACTATCACTGCCCGCCAGCGCCTTGATTCATTTATTAACAATTACAAAGGGAAAGACGGAAAGCTGGAGGCACTGAATCGCACGATAGCTTTTCACGCTGATGGCAAAGCAAATTTCCTGTCTGTTGAATCTCGCGGGAAGGCTACGCGAGATTATGCGCTCAGTCAGCTGCAGGAAGCCTTTGAAGCTGTTGACCCTCGATTTTTTGGCCTGTTCGAAGATGAAAAAGGCGTTCGTGATCTGGTTTATGAAATTCGGGGCAAAAATACGGGGAATGCCAAAGCTAGGGCGGGGGCAAAAGCCTGGAAGGATGTTACTGAATTGCTCCGCCGCCGGTTTAACGATGCGGGTGGCGACATCGGGCATCTGGATGACTGGGGCATGCCTCAGCATCATTCAATGGAAAAAGTTGGCAAGGTTTCCAAGGATAAGTGGGTCAGCGACATCATTGGGAAACTTGACCGAAAATATTATACCAAAAGCGACGGACAGCTGATGTCCGATGCTGAACTAACGGCGTTTTTGGGTGAGGCATACGAGACTATCGCTACTGGTGGTTTAAATAAACTCAGCGATACAGGTTTACGTATTTCCGGGGCGAGAGCCAACCGGGGAAATGCTTCCCGGCAGATCCATTTCAAAGATGGTGAGGCATATCTTGAATACCAGCGTCAGTATGGCGACCGCTCGCTGTGGGAAATAATGGTGCATCATCTGGAAAGCATCAGCAAAGATATTGCGCTGGTGGAAACTTACGGGCCGAACCCGGATCACGTATTCCGTTCTATTCTCGACGAAGTAAGGGCGGAAACAGCTGTCGCGAACCCGCGACGCGCCGGCCGGGTTAAGCGCCTGGCTAACAGCACCGAAAATCTTTACAACTTCATTTCGGGCAAGACGCAACCGATAGCGAATCCGCATATCGCCAGATGGTCCGACAATATCCGTAACTGGCTGGTGGCCAGCCGTCTTGGCTCCGCCCTGCTGGCTTCCTTCTCTGATCTCGGCACGATGTATCTGTCGGCAAAGGTCACTAATCTGCCAATGAGTCAGCTACTCCGTAACCAGCTGGAGGCGATGGACCCGACGAATCGTACAGAGCTAGCGCGTGCACGTCGAGCGGGGCTAGCAATGGAGTCACTTCTTGGCAGTGTCAATCGTTGGGCGATGGATAACATGGGGCCGTCGAAGGCTCGCTGGGCTGCGACTGCTGTTATGCGAGCCAGTGGTTTGACAGCTTGGTCAGATGCCCATAAACGGGCATATGGCGTTACGATGATGGGAAGCCTAGGAGATGTCATTAGTCGAACGCCAGACCTCAGCAGCTTGGACGATAATGATTTTCGAATTTTAAAAAGCAAGGGCGTGACAGAGCAAGACTTTGCCGTCTGGAAACTGGCCGATCAGGAGGATTGGGGCAAGGGGAATAATACAATGCTTACGCCTGAGAGCATTATGCGCATTCCAGATGCAGCCGTTTCTCACATTGGCCCACCCGAGCGAGTCAAGTTTGAGGCTATGCGGCGTTTGCTTGGCGCTGTTGCCGAAGAAGTTGATATGGCGGTGATTACCCCCGGGGCTCGTGAACAGATGGTCACTGGTGGTGGGCTTCAGCGTGGGACGTGGAAAGGTGAATTGACCCGAAGTGTATTTTTGTTCAAATCCTTTCCAATATCTGTAGTTATGCGTCATTGGTCCAGAGCTATGGGAATGCCTTCAGCCGGTGGGCGTGCAGCTTATGTATCAGCATTTATTGCCAGCACCACGTTACTTGGTGCGCTTTCTCAGCAATTAAACGACATGGCGTCTGGCCGAAATCCACGTGAAATGATCGGAAAGGATGCAGGAAAATTCTGGTTGGGGGCGTTGCTTAAAGGTGGAGGACTCGGATTATATGGAGATTTCCTTCTCTCTGATCACACCCGCTATGGTGGTGGCGCGCTTGCATCAATGCTAGGGCCGGTTGCGGGACTAGTTGATGATGTAGTTAAACTGGCCCAAGGTATCCCACTAAATGCCGTAGAAGGGAAACCAGAGCAGACAGGAGGGGATCTGGTTAAACTGGGTAAAGGCCTTATTCCGGGGGCAAATCTGTGGTATGCAAAAGCGGCTCTTGATCATATGATTTTTAACCAGTTGCAGGAGTATTTTTCCCCTGGCTATCTTCATAAAATGGAACAGCGTTCCCGCAAAGAGTTTAACCAAACATACTGGTGGCGCCCACAGGACACAGTACCGAGGTAACTAATGTCAGATATAGATTATATTTCATACATTATTTTTGGCCTTGTTGTATGGGCGTTCCTGAGCTTTATGGGGAAGCTCGACAGAGCAAGGCGTAAGTTTGAGTTCTCAGTTAAATGGCTGTTTACATTTTTATGGCCGCTGACAATTTTTCTTTCTTCGTTCGTCTACTATCAGCAAAACAGCACTATGGCGGCTGGTATTTTGTTCATTGTAGGCTGTGTTCTCTGCATCCCTGCTTATGTAGTTGCCAGTGAGAATCCACACCAAGCGTGGAAGAGAATAACTTCGTTTTTTAAACAGAGATAACATAGCCCATTTAGGTGGGTTCATCTTCTTCTGCACTCAGAATGCATCTCATTAAATAGGCCGCTTTCGCGGCCTTAATTATTACTGACCACCAGGCCGGGAATCAGCAGAACGACCACCGCAACGCGAACCATCAGAGGCGCGATCATCCGGACTCTGGCAATTGCCAGCGTAGGCTTGTGTTACCGATCCCAGAGAAAGCAGAACAAACAGCACTGCAAATGCTTTTTTCATGTTTAATACCTTGTGTGTAGTGTGGCTATCTGCTGATAGCCATGAAAAGTTAGTTCAAGATTCATAAACAAACAAGCCCGCGAATGCGGGTTTTTTTATCTCTAAAATCCAGCCCGTACAAGCACCGGGCTTTCGTTGCACATACCGCAGGCCTTGCCCTGTGGGGACCACTCACGTCCGGAGAAAAGTAAATGCCCGCGACTCCTCAAGACCGCCTTTATGGACTGACCACGAGTGTTGCTGTAAAGCCACCGGTCTATATTTCAGCTGATTATGACATCACCCGTTTCGGCGAGCAGACTATTACGTCCAAAACGCCAACGGATGAGCGGACAATCACTACCACGGAAGGGATGCGTGTTCTGCTTTTAGGGCAGGATAACCCCGTCGAAAACGGTATCTGGGTTGCGCGCCGTTCGTTCTGGGTCAGGGCAACGGATTTTAACGGACCCCGGGACGCGGTCAACGGTACGCTGGTTTTTTCGATTAATGGTGACTGCTGGCAGGTTGAGGCTGATGATCCCGTAGTCATCGGTAAGTCTGCTATTCACTTCCGGCCAACTTACCCGTTTGAAGCAAATCTGGACATATTCCAGCGTACGTTACGAGTCCCTGAAGCCTCGGTAAATGTTTTGCCTTCAGCAGAGGACCGGGCATGGAAGGGACTGGGCTTTGATGGTGCCGGGCAGCCAAAACTGCAGGATCCTGCGGGAACTGGCTTATGGGGGTATGTTCCGGCAATTGGCTCGTTTGAGAAAGGCTCGCTACTCACTCAACGCTTTGAGGTTCTTCTGTGGGAATCCACGGATGAAT